GGGACAATAGAAGAGGTTGAAATAGAAGAAAATGATACTTCTATGGATGAATGCATTGCAGATGATTTTATTCGAATTCAACACGAATGTGGATATGGTTCACCTTTTGGAGACGGGGAAAAATTTAAACTAGATATTTGCCCTGAATGTGCTTACAAAATGTTTTCGAAATATGTTAAATTTGAATAATGAAAGGATAGGATAGATTTGAATAATCTGCTTCCCCTCGGGGAAAGAATGAAGACGTATTACGAACAGAGAAATAGTTATAAGCTGATGAGAAGGGTGCCAGTAATCATTCGTCTGGATGGAAAAGCATTCCACACCTACACAAAAAGAATAAATGCCCAGAAACCCTTTGATAAATTTTTGGCCGGGACTATGATCTTCACTGCAAGGAAACTTCTGGACGAAATTCAGGGGGCCAAGGTTGCTTATGTCCAGAGTGATGAAATTTCAATTCTTCTGACCGATTTTGACAATTTAAATACTGATGCTTGGTTTGATTATTCCATTCAAAAAATTGCCAGTGTTTCAGCATCTATGGCTACTCAATTTTTTATGGTGGCATCGCTGGACAAATACAATACGTTTCCATTTTTTGATTCAAGAGTTTTTAATATTCCCAAAGAAGATGTGGCAAATTATTTTATCTGGCGTCAACAGGATTGGTTTAGAAATAGTGTTTGTATGTATGCCAGAAGCTTCTTTTCTCATAATGAACTTCAAAACAAGTCTGTGTCGGATGTTCATGAAATGCTTTATGGAATTGGTAAGAATTGGGCTACGGATGTTGAATCAATGTTTAAGAATGGGACATGTATTGAAATTGGGGAATATCCACGGTATGATGTTATTTTCCAAAAGGAGCGAGATACAGTAGAACGATATTTGAATTTGATGGGGGACAATTAGATGTATGGTATTCTGTTAGAAATGCATATGTTCATATTTGTGGGACTCGTGATATTAATTGCTAGTGTGATTGGTTCGATCTATAAAAGGAAGAAGAATTCTAAATAATGAATAGAAAAGGATATGTTAAACGAATGTAATAAATATGCTATATTTCCTGACGACAAAGAATATGGATTGCCCACTGATGAAGATAAAAGAAATTGGATGGACGGTAAAAATGAAAATATTTTAGGTGGTTATATACCTAAATTATTTATTTCAAAAGAAGAAGTTGAAGTTAGACCGATAATTGACATAGATGAAATTGGTAAAAATAATTCTTCAGAATCAGAAGTAGAAAAAGAAAGAAATAGGATTCTTAAAGAAATGGAAGAAAAATGGCCTTATAAAATAACTCAAGAATCAAATGGAAGTAGATATGATTTTATTTTCATGAAAGATATGCAAAGAATTATTTTAAATATTGGTGAAGATGGCGAACCTTTAGATTATGAAGAGAAGTATCCTGAATTAAAAAGTCATGAGATTTAAATAATAAGTGAAATACTATTGAAAGGTGAATTTTAAATGAAAGGTGATTTTCAAGGGAATAAATTCTTTTTGTCAAATTTCTATGAATCCCCTATGATAATTGATGGTAAAGAATATCAAACGGTAGAACATTATTTTCAAGCTATGAAAGCTACTAATGAAGAAGATCATGAATTAGTTAGAAATGCTTCTTCTCCTGATAAAGCTAAAAAACTTGGACGTTCTATTAAACTAAGAAAAGATTGGGATTTAATAAAAGACAGGATAATGGAAAAAGGTGTTAGAGCTAAATTTGAACAGGATTATAAAATGAAAAAAGATTTAATTTCCACACAGAATGAAATATTAGAAGAGGGCAATACTTGGAATGATCTATATTGGGGTGTAGATTATTATACCCGAAAAGGTAAAAATAGATTAGGAAAGATTCTTATGAAACTGAGAAATGAATATATGGAAGAATTTGGATATTTAATAAAGAATATCGTGTAAAATATTCTTGAATTCATTTCTCAAGAACTGCAAATACTAAAAAGTGAACTATATTTTAAAAATTCGAAAGAAATATTGATTCGACTACATTTAAATGGTGCAGTACATTACCAAACAAGAGGGAGATTGATTAAATGAAAGTTGCAATTATTGGTATGACAATGCCTGTAATCTATGATGAGATTGAAGATATTATTGAAGCTGATCCTTCAATGGATATCACTGATTTAGTTGCGGGTGCGGCAAATGTATGTTATAACCCAATTGAGATTGGTCAAATCTTTGATAATCTTACTTCTGAAAAGAGAGCCAAATTAATTGATAGAACTTTGAATGATAGGCACATGTCGATTTATGAACATGTTTCTTTCAATTTTGCTATTAGTGGTGTCAGTAGGGCACTTTTGGCACAACTGACAAGACATAGGATAGCTAGTTTTTCTGTTCAGAGTCAACGTTATTGTAAGCTCACAGAACCAGATTATATCACTCCTGATTCCATTATGAATCATCCAGAAGCATTGTCAGAATATGATGGTTTGATGGAATTGATTTGGGAAACCTATAATCAGTTAGTTGATTCTGGTATTCCAAAGGAGGATGCTAGAATGGTTCTCCCCAATGCATGCACCACTCAATTGATTATGACGATGAATATTAGGGAGTTATTTCATTTTTTCAAGCTTCGGATGTGTAAACATGCTCAGTGGGAGATTCAAGAATTGGCAACCCGAATTTTTGAACAGGTTGAAATAACGGCACCTCATATCTTTTCTTATGTCAATAAACAATGTGAACATGAAAAGTGTTATAATGCCTGTGGTGGCTGTGTCACACGTCAGTATGTATAGTTAAATTATTTTTAGAAATTGAAAATTAATATGTGAAAATAAGGAAGAAAACTATATTTAAAGGGTGATAAATAAATGAAGAAAGTTGTAGATTTGAATTTCTTAACTTGTCCAAAAGAGGAATTGGAATTACCAAGTAAAGGCAAGTTTTATAAAGAAATGACATATAACAATATTCCAACTGGATTGGAAAAAGGTGTAATCCATATCCGCCCTCTTTCTACAAAAGAAGAAAGAAATATGGAAAGAATTAACTCAACCAATTTCTATAATATTTGGGCCGAAATAATTGCTTCCGTCACGGCAGAACAATTTGATCCTATGGATTTGACAATTTCTGATTTGTTTTATCTTATTTATTGGCTTCGTGCTAGAACATTTGGCCCTACTTATGAGATTAAAGCCGAATGTCCTAATTGTGGTGAAGAATATAATGATAGGGTCAATATTCCTGATTTTGGAACAGTCTATCTTGAAGACGATATTATTGAACCATTTGAATTGACCATGCCAAATTCTGGCGTCAGGGTCATTTTTAGATATCCAAGGGTCAAGGATTTGGTGGATGCATCCAAGAGAAACTATTCCGAGAAAAAGAAAAAGGGTGTCAAAATATCGCCAACAATTTACCAGAAGGTTCTTTGCACTCAAGAAATGGTTTTGCCGGATTCTACGGTTCTGACAAATGAAGAAGATTCTGAATTGATGATTGATATCTATTCTCGTATGCAAGCAGCTGATACAATGATGATTGATGAAGAGTATGTCAAATATGATCATGGATTGCTTGAACCTGTTATGAAGACATGTCCCATGTGTGAAACTGTTTATGAACAGTTTCCAGTGATTTCCCCTGACTTTTTTCGTCCGAATTTTAGAAAGTCCAGATAATACAAAATTATTAAAAATCTTCTATAGTTTCTTAACGCCTTATGAACCAACTTCAATTGCTAATTCAATAAGATCAGAAATATTGTTTCTTTCAAAGTTTGGTCATTTTGATGCTTTTCACATCTATTCAATGACACCACAAGATCGAAGATATTATATTGAAGAATTGAAAAGAATGTTGGATAAATCAGGTGGTCAAAATATTGAAGATGTTGATTTATAAAAATAGAGCCTGCAGGCTCTATTTTTTTATCTTCAAGAAATTAACATAGATAGTATCCTCATGTCATAAAAGAGGGGTTTAAATGGATAAGAAAAATATTCGTAAGGAAGATTTGGAACTTCTTCAATCTATGATGGGAAATAAAAAGAAAGAGCCTCTACAATACAAAGTTGGTGGCAAAAAAGGTAATGAAAATGAAAAGATTGGAAAAGATGTTGATACTTCCAAATTATTGTCATTTATTGAAAAAACATTAACTAAAGATTTGGTTAAAAAGTTTAAAAAATTAGGAATTGAGACAAGTAAAACATACGAAGAATCAATTGAACAAATGGAACTTCTTTTAGAAACGATGGATGAATTATTTTCCATTTCTAAAAAGGGTGCTCCACAATTGGCTGCTGCAGTTTCTTCTTTAGGAAAAGCTCAAAATCAATTGATTCAAAGTGTTGAACAAACTTCAAATTCTTTTAAAAATATGCCAAAATCAATCGGGTCAAGTATTGATATGATCACAAATTCTGTTGGCAGACTTGGCAAGAATTTGAACAATATGAAAAAGAATGCAATTGAATCTTTTGATACTGCTGTTTCAAATAGTATGAATGCATTGGTTCGTGGAACAAAGAATCTTGCCATGGCAATTCCTGGCGTTAGAATGTTTATTGATATTTCAAAATCCATTGGTGGAATCTTTCAGAAAATCGGAACAACTGTTCAAGTATTCTCAGGAATGTTTCTTAAATTTGGAAGTAGTCTTTCAAATGGTATTAAAAGTATTGGCAAACTATTTGGTTTTGGTGGAAAGAAGGAAGGAATTGAAAAGCCTGGATTAACAAATGCTACTCCAAAATCATTAAGCGAACAATTTGTATTAAGAAAAACTGAAGTTGGTATGTCAATTTTCTGGTTATGGAAACAAATGGAAGAACAAGGAAGGAAAAAGGAAAAGGGATTTTTAGCTAGTCTATTAGATAATCCTTTTATGTTGGCAATTGCTGCTATTGCTGGAGCTATTTGGGGATTTGCTTTAGGTGCCATCAAATATATTAGAACAATGGGAATGATTCTTAAAGGAATGGGAATTGTAGATTTATTTCTGTGGCCATTTAAAATAATTAAAAACATTTTTATTTCAACTGTTGAGATTCTTAAAGGAACAGAATGGGGTCAAAAAATAATCGGTTTCTTTAAGAATATTGGAATTATATTTATGGATAAGTTTGATGATGTTGTCAGAGTTATTAAGAATTTTAAATTGGCTGACAAATTTCCTTTTGTTGGAAAATTGATGGGAATTGTCAAAGGATTATTTGGGCCAATATTCAAAATTTTTGAAGGTCTTGGTGGAAGAATTTTTAAACTCATTGGTGGAATTGGTAAAATTTTTAGTGGTGGTGCTGGATTATTTGGTAAAGTTTTTAAAACATTTGCTAGATTTGGTGGCGCTGTCTTTAAGGTTATTGCATGGCCAATTACTGTTATTATGGGCCTAATGGATTTCTTTACTGGATTTTCAGATGAAAAAGCTGCAGAATTGACTGGTAAATCAAAAGAAAATTTGACCATGTTCGATAAAATTACGTCTGGTGTTTGCAGTGCCATTTCCGGTCTTTTAATTGGATTGATTTCGCCAGAAGAAATTTACAATGGATTCAAAAGAGTTTATGATTTTATTGCAGGATTTTTTGGTATTTTTGGTAATGTCTTGGATTTCTTTACTGGTAAGATATCATTTACTGAAATGATTGAAAAGATGGGCGATAATATCAAAAAAATGTGGGATGCTTTTTCTGGTGCCATTTCATTTGTATTTAACAAAGTTGGGGGATGGTTAGGAACAATTGCAGGATGGTTGGGTTTTGGCCCTGAATGGAATTCATTTATTACAAGTATTAAAAGTGCTTGGGATTCAACCGTTGATGCTATAACAGGCCTTTTTGATTGGATAGTTAATGCTTTCAATTGGATTACAAATTGGTTTACTGGTGAAATGAATAATTTAAACGCTGAAGAACAAATTACAAAAACAACTTTACAAGCTAAAAAAGGAAAAGATGGAACATATAATCTTAAAGATGTTGAAGAAGGTAAGGCTTTTGGTATTGGTGATCAACGATATATTAAAAGAAATAATGAAATATTCAGAATGGAAGCTCATGAAGTTAATCTTGGCAAAGGTGATAAAGAAACAAGATGGACAGAACAAACTACAGGCCTTAAAGTAGATGAATTGGGAAATTTAATAAATGAACAAGGTGTAAAACAATTAGATATATCTAAAGCTACAGAAGAAAATATGGCTGATTTATTGTATCATGCTACAGAAAAGAATTCAATTTATACACATGATACTCATATGGAAGAATTATTAAATATCATGATTAAGAATCAACAAGAAGATTTACAATTACAATATGAGTCTCAAAAATGGACAGAACAAAATCTGCCTTCTTTATTGAGTGGCACGACAAATATTATTGGTGGGCCAAACAATAGCCAAATCAATACTTCGCCTACAACAAATGCCAATTTGGGCGATGGTTCTGCTTTGGGTGCTGTTATTGCAAATGAAGGTTGGTATGGTTCTGTTAATAAAAATGACAATGGCAGAGGTGCTTCCATTGGTAAATTGCAGTGGAATAGTGGAAGAGCTAGAGACATTCTTTTACGAGTCCGGGAAGCAGATCGAGCTAGATTTGATCAAATGTTGCCACAAGTTGCTGCCTCTTTAGCAAATGAACAATTATGGACTAGTGGAAAACGTTCGTTTACTACATCTGAAGCTCAGGCATTCAATTCATATATGAAAGATAATACAAAAGCTCAAGCTATTATGGATGCAAAAGCCAGAGAAGATTTTGCTGGTTATATTCAAACGGGTCAGAGACGTGGTATTACGGATGAAAAAGCTCTTGCCTTTTATGCAGACCTTGCTAATCAATATGGTCATGGTAAAGAAGGTGGCACAAAGGGTGCAATTCAATTTATCAATAAAGCTCGTAGAATGCCTGGTGGGTTGACATTAGAAAATCTTTATGAAGCCACAAGAGGAACAGAGTATTTCAAGAGAAGAACAAAAATGTATGAAGCATTAAAGAATCTTCCTGCTGGATCAATGGCTCCAACAATGGAAATGAATGCTGTTCCAAAAGCAGAATCTTTAGACTTGACTAAAATTGCAGAAGGATTAGAAACAACTTCTGGCACAGTATTGAATCCAATGGATGCTACAGTTCAAAAAATAATTGGAGAACAAGGAATCAATACAAATTCGATTCGTGAAATTTTAACATCTATTCCTCTTTCACAAACACCACCTCAAGGGGATATGGAACAGTTAATAAGTTCTCAATTTGAACAAGAGAAAAAATCTAAGGAAGAATTGGCACAAGCTGTTTCTAGTGGTGTTAAACAATCAATGCCAAAAAAAGAAACGACAGAAGTGCCAATAACAAAGAATACAACGCCATCAACAAGCGCTGTAAATATGTCAGCTCCGACAGATATGAATTTAATTCCTATTTATGTTTTAGACTATTATTTTGGATTAAATATCTCGTCTGGTGGTATCAAATCTGTCATTTAAGGAGTGAGATTTAAATGGGCTACAATGAAAAAGACAGAGATATGCCAACTACACCTGTAGTTAAACAACCAGAAAACCCCAGAACTAAAGATGTTGCTGGATCAACAAATAAAACAAGTCCTAAGAAACCAGAACCAGTTGCAGCCAAACCAGAATCACAAAATCAAAGTAAACAATCTCCATCATCAGAAGCTCCGGCTTCTGGTGGTGGGTGTTCGTGGAATCAATTTATTTTTGAAGACCCATCATCTAACAATTTTGGTAATTTTGCTAAGATTACAATTAGTGTTAATCAAACCATAACAATGAATTTCCAAACGGCTTTATTCAGTGCTTTTACTTCTACTGGTTTGGATGGTTGTAAAATTGAATTACCATTGGACTCATCACAAACTATGAGTGATAGTGTTTCTGTTTCTTGGGCAAGAAAATCCGATTCTACAACAGTGACGCAAGCAGTTGAATATGTGACAAATACCGATGCTGTTAATAGAGGAACACAAGCTTTAGAAAGTATTGGTATTAGTGGTATGAGTGGTGATTCAATTCGTCGATTTATGACAGAAGATTATAGTATGGGTTCCCTAATGAAATCTATTGATGTTCCATTTGTTATTTGGCAAAATAAATCAATGACACCATCAAGGATAAAAGAAGGTTTAGGTTTATTACAAGGATTGATTTATCCCGGATTAATTGGTTTTATGTATCCACCATCTTTAACATTGAGTGTTGGCAATCTTTATAGAAAAATGAAAGCTAATCTTGCAAGTGTTGATTTACAATTTGATGATGGATGGCGTTCATTAAATCCAGGCACATCAGGTATCAATTTAAATGATGATGCTTTCCCATTGATTATTAGAGGAAAATTGAGATTTGTTAATCTCTTTATGTATATGTGGGATGCTTTAACAGAGGAATTGACATTAAAAGGAAAGCCGTGGATATTGTTTGGAGATGAAAAAGATGCCCCTACAGGTGGATCATCAAATAGTGGTGGAAGTAGTTCATCAAATGCACCAGATGATAAAAAATTAGGCACACCTTCTGATAAAGTTGGTTCTTCTTCAAGGAAAACTGCTCCAACAATGGGATTACCGTCTGATGGAAATATGGGCCCTACTGCCATGAATCCAAATATGTTGCCTGGTGATGCCAATTTTGGTAATACTGGAATTGGTGGTGCCTTGAGTGGAATGACTGGCATAGGTGATAATATTGAAGGAATTCCTGAAATTGGTGGAGGCCTTGATGGAAGTGGTGTGGGTTCTATTTTTGGAGGGGATGATTCTAACCCCTTTGGAGCTGGGAATGACCCATTTTCAAAAATCTTTGGTGGTGTCAATGACATTCTGAATGGTGGTATGGCTACAACGTGGGATTTTGCAAATGCTGTTCAAGGTGGTGGCCTGTTGAATGGTATGATGAATATGGATATGTCCTCAATATCTTCTATTCAGGGAAATTTGCCAAATTTAATGAATATGAGTAATGGTCTTGGAAATTTATTGCCGTCAACATTAAATAATTTTAGTGGAAATTTAGGAATTGGTTCACTTGGACAAATAAGTTCATTTGGTAATTCTGGGGGCGTTTTAAAAAATATTATGGGAAATTTAGATTCAAAAATTAATAATTTGGGAGGTTTGGATAAATTTACATCCAATTTGCAGTCTTCGGGCAGTCTGCCAAAATTATTAAATCTCTCATCTGATAATGCTACAATGTTAAAAAATACTCTTCAAATGAGACAAGACTTATCAAAAGTTTCAGGAGTTTTAAAAGATTTGAGCAATAATACTTTATTAAAATCAACACCAACATCATCTATTATTAATTCATTAAATGGTGGATTAGAAAATGTTGTTGGACTGATTGACAATATTAAAGATGGGAAATCGCCTGTAAATCCTTCCGAAGTAAAAAGATTATTGGGAGGAACATTAGCTGCATCAAATAGTTCTGTGAACACTCTTGATAAAGTAGGTTCTATTATTGGTCAAACTTGTGAAAAAGTTCAAGAAAATAAAGGGTTGGCTCCTGCAGCTATTATTAAAAATGGTATTGTATCATCATTGATGAATGGTTCTGTTGCAAAAGATACAAAACAAATAGTATCAGCTCTTAAAGGAATTTCAACCATTTTAGAAAATTCAAAAGAACAAATCGCTTCAAATAAAGAAGAAAAATTTGTTTGTCAACAAATTGCTGATACCGTAAAAAGAAATGCCAGTAAGATCGAAACAAAAGCAACTTTGGTTGAATCACAATCAAATAATATTTTAAAAAGATCATCTGAATTATTTAGAAAAGGACTTGGGGAATAATGTGGAGTAAAGACATAAATCCAAAACCTTTAGATATTGTTGATGAATTGGAACATTCAAGAGACGAATCTAAACATCATTTGTCTTCTTATTGTAAACGATATAAATTTGATACGAAAATTAATATGTTTCAAAAATCATTATTTGTGCCTGAATATGTTAATGGTGAAAAGGCTCATATTGTTTCAAAAGCTGATATCAATAGATTAGATTTAATATCTTGGCAATATTATGCCACTCCTGAATTGTGGTGGGTGATTGCAGAAGTTAATAACATTGATCCTTTTGAAATGTTTGAAGGTCAACTTTTAAGAATTTTGCCATCACAATATTTGTTGTTGCAAGTTTTAAGATATACAAACAATGATTAAAGGAAGATTTTAAATGGCACAAACGTCGGATTTGTTATTAAAAAAGTTCCAAACATTCATTGAATTTTCATGGTATAAGACAAATGAAGGGGATGAAACAAAGGTTGCTGAATTTAAGTATTCATTAACCCAATATTCCCCTTCTGTCTATGCCACAATTGCTTGTTATATTCATGAAAGTTATCTTGAGAAATTTTCCGATATTGAAAAACTTCCCATTGAACAGAGAAAAGTTGAAATTAATTGTTTACCTGAATTGTTTAGATGTGGAGACAATAAGAAAATGTTTTCAGGCCCTTGGAAATTTATAATCATGAATTATAAAATCACTCCTAGACAGGTTCATTTGAATACTGCCTATGGTCAGAATCCAGAATCAGATGCTATTAAAGGTGGAAATCATTATTTAGTTGAATTGCAATGTTTGGATAGGGTATTTTATAAAATGTCAATCAATGAAAAGTATAAGGCTTATCCCGGAAAGATATCTGATAATATTTCTAAAATCATATCAGAAAATGGTGGCAAACCACAAATAACGTCAACTGTCGGCGAATATGATTGGAACCAAACAAGAGAAACGGATTATATTTTTATTAGACGAATGTTGCCTTATGCCAAAGATAGTTCTGGCAATGTTGGATTTGCTTTTTATTGCTATAATGAAGAAGGATTCTTTAAACCAATTGACGAATCAAAAAAGAATCCAACAAAAATATTTGTTGGCAACAATCCAACAATTGTAGATAATAAACGATCACAAACAATTAAATCATTGATTGAAAAATTTGGAAGTCTTGACAATCTAAAAATTGTTGGGCCAGGCTTTAGAGATTTTGATGAAAAGAATCCTAAAAAGATGATTACTCAAGCTTATCAGATTGATAAAGTGCCTGGTCAAATGCATGATACGAAATCAAAAAAGGTTATTCAAATTCCAATTGAGAAACAAGAAATGATGGAAACGTTTGCTACATCATTAAGAAAAGCAGTTCATAGATTCTCAAGAATCATTCAAATTGATATTTATCTTGATACTGAAATTACACCTTTAACATGCATTGAAATTATCAATACAGATAAAGACTATGAAAAAGAAAAATTGTTAGATGGTCTTTATTATGTTATTGAAGTTTGTCATAGAATTGGCCTTGATCCAATGCAACCATTTCTTCCAATGACAAGATTGACATTATCATCAGATGTTGATTTTAAAGGAATGAAATCTCCAGAAGGCAAGCCCTTGGATAAAGAACAATCAAATACGTCTTCTAAACCAAAAGAACCAGAGAAACCTAAAGAACCGGAAAAGCCAAAAGAAGAACCAAAAGAAAAGTCAGAAGAAGATAAAAAGAAAGAAGAAAAAGAAAAGAGAAAAAAAGAGATGGATGGAACAGAACAAAAATTTAAGAAGCTCATTAAAGACAAACAAGGACATAGTTATACGGCAATGGCTTCGAATGTCCCTCTTAAAGATACAGATCAAAAATTTAGTGGTTGTATATCAGATAAAAAGACGGATAAAGGGAATAATATTTTGGATGGATATTTAATAGATATGTTAGGGAATGTTATTAAAATTTATGAAGGCCAATCAGAAATACCATTTATTTATGATATTTTGACAGGGTTATTTACAGATTTAGATGGTCAGACTATTGATAAACCAAAGGATGCAGATATATCTTATACAAAAGAAAATCCAAATTTACAAAATGAGATAAATGAAAAATATAAAAGATATGTTGAAGCTTATGAAAAGAAACAGTATAAAACTCCATGTCCAGAATAAAGGATGATTGAAAATGAAATATCAAAAATTTGTTAATCATCCCGTTTTTGAAAATGGGATTGAAATTGGAAGATTTACAGGCCATATTTATGAAAATGGAATTAAAGATGGAGTTGTTTTTAAAATTGTAGAAGATGATGGTGAATGGATTGAACAATATGTCATTATCTATTTGAAAGACAATTTTGAAAGACCATATTATTTAAGGAATGATAAATGTTATCTTCAACTTACAAATGAGGAAGTTGATTTTATAAAACCATTACACATTAAAGCATTTCTACAATCAAGCAAAAGGTAGGTGATATAATTGCCAAATTTTTATGGTGTCTATGTTGGGAAAGTAGAAGACAACGAAGACCCTCTTAAAATAGGAAGATTGAAAGTAAGAGTGCCTTCCATATTTGGTGAAGAATCAGAAATACCAACAGATAAATTACCTTGGGCTGATCCAAATTTTCCTTATGGTGGTTCTGATGATGTTGGATTCTTTTTTGTTCCTGAAAAGGAAGCCACTGTTAATGTTCTCTTTATTGGGGGAGATTCTAATAAACCTGTTTGGATAGGATGTAATTACTCTCAATTTGAAACGTATGGAACACCAAAACCGCCGGGTGAAGCAATGAGTAAATATCCAAAAAGAAAAGTTCTTAAAACAAAAGCTGGATATATTTGTTTTGATGATGAAGAAAAAAGTATTACAATCAAATCAGGTGGGAATAGTTCTTATTTTGGTATGTCTGAAAGAGAAATCGAAATTGTTCATGCTTCAGGAGCACATGCCACTATTAAACAAGATGGATCAATTGCAATGGAATCTCCAGAACAAATTAGACAACGTGATCCAAATACGAAAGCTCAATGGAATTTAATAAAACAAATTTGTCAGAAATTGGATATTCCAACGTCTTCTGCTGAACCATTTAAGGCTAAGACTTGAGGGGGCCCAAAAAGCACACCAAGCTGTAAAACCGAAATGCCTAAACCTATTAAATTTACAGGTGGGTGAGGGGGTTCACCGGGGCAAGTCTTGCCCAATACTGGTGGCGGTTGACCGGCTGGTGGCGTATCCTCTGGATGGGGATATCCAAATGCACCAGAAATTCCAAAAGGAATTGCAGATAAATCTCAAGAATTAGTAAAAAATATGATTGATGCTGGAGCGTGTGCTCCTGAAATGGATGGAATATTACAGAAAGCTTTAAATGGGGAAAAAGAAGTGCCATTCGAATTGGGTGGCATGTTTAATGGAATGTTGGATATGGGAAATAAATCATCAGGTGGATTATCATTGCCAGGATTTGAAGGAGATTTTATTTCAAGTTCTGTTGATATGGCATCAGATGCAAGTCAACAAATTGCACAAGGTGGTTTCCCATTACAATTCTTTGCTTCAAAATTAAGCATTTCTCCTAAATATGGAACCTTAATTGTTCAGGCAATGAATGAAACCATTAAATATAAGAATGAAGGATTATTTGAAAAGGAAGAAATATTAAATTCTGATTTAATTCCTGATCTTACTCCTGAACTTTGTAAAAAATATACTTCCCAATTACAATCTGTTGAAATTGATGATGATACAAAAGATATTATGAGAAGTTTAGTTAAAAAAGTTGATCGTTATGAAAATGGTGATCCAGAATTAGGAATAGATAATAATGATCAAAATACAGGTGATATGCTTTATAAGGGAGATAAATACAAAATTTATCGACAAGAGGGATTGACACAACTCATTGAAGATAGTGATTCTGGCGATGATGATTCTGACAATGATGATGACGATGATACTACGCCAACGCCAGATTCAGGGTCTTCTACATCTCTCAAAGATATGATTGTCATGGCATTAATTTTTGGAAGAAATTAACTTGGGTGATAAAAATGAGCTATCCTTATAATTACATGTGGCCTATAGATCAATCAGTGGCGGGGCCAATTGGCCCCGTCAATGGAATATTACCACCAGACGGACAGAATTATGCCAGTGTTCATGATACAAAATCGCCAAGTGAGGTCATTAAACAATCTATTCGAAGAATATTGATGACTGTTCCAGGTGAAAGAGTTATGCAGCCTGAATTTGGATGTAAATTAAAAAGTCTTGTGTTTGAACCAAATGATTCTGTTTTAATAGGTGATATTCATTATATTTGTAAAGAAGCTATTAAAAGATGGGAACCAAGAGTCATTGTTGAATTTATTGATATACAACAATATCCAGATCAACATGAAGTAGTAATTACAATAAAATATCTAAATAAGTTTGATAATGCAAGAGATATTGTCAGTCTTATGATAAGATAAGTGGTGAGATAAAATATGACAGTCCCATTTTCCAATCAAGAAAATGTTCAAGAATTTAAGGAGTTGCAATTAGTCCCTTCTGATTTTGAAGAGATAATGGAAGTATTAATTGCACGTGTTAAAAGTCGATTGCCAAATAAATGGCAAGATTTTTTAACTTCAAACTTTGGTATTGAGTTAGCTGAAGTCTTTTCGTATGAAGCAGCCCAATTAGTTTATCTTATTAATAGAAATGTTAATGAAGTTTATATGCCAACTGCTAGAACGAGATATGGCGTTTATAATCTTGCTCGAAATATTGGATATATGTCTAGACCGCCATCACCAGCAAGAACCACTTGTCTTTTAACAATTCCTTTTGATAATCCTAATCGAAATAATATTGCCATTCCTAAATATACAAAATTATCAACTCAAGATGGTAAAATGTTTTATATTGAAAAAGATTACATATTGCCAAGTGGACAATCACAAATTGAAGTTGATGTTGTTGCTGGAACAATTATTTCGGATACATTCATTGCAAATGGTATTGCGAGATATCCCTATCAGACAAATTATTATCCTGTTTCTTTTGTTGAATCGGTAAAAGTAAATAATACACCATGGGAATATTCAGAATACCTTGATATGTTAGGCCCTGAACCAGTTTACACAATTGAAAATGATAAAGATTTTAGAGCAAAGATTATTTTTGGTGATGGAATTTATGGCATGAATCCTTTAAAAGATTCTGAAATTGAAGTTCTTTATAATGTTAATCTTGGAGAAGATTCAAATACTTCTGCTTATTCCATAAATAAAATTGTCGATTCAATTTATGATACTGATGGTCGAAAAGTCAATTTTACCATTACAAACCCCAATGCAGCTATTGGTGGAGATAGAGAAGAAACAGTTAATGAAATTCGTAGAAATGCCCCAAGTATTTTTAGAACACAATGGAGAACCGTGACGAAACAAGATTTTAAAGATACATTAAGAGCAGAACCGGGAATTGAAAAATTGGTTGTTCTTGACAGATATGATATGGATGAAATTGGTATTTATGGAGTTAAAATTGGTATCATTCCAACTGAAGGTGGATATATTGATGATGCTTTTAAGAATCATGTTTTGGAAGTATTGGAGAATAGAAGACTTCTGACTACAGATATTCAATTTATCCAGCCTGAATATGTTCCAATCAATCTTGACATAACTATCAGTAAACGAGATAATGTAAATGCTCATATTGTTCAGACAAGATTGAAATCTGAATTATTCAATTATTTGCACTGGAAGAATAGAAATTTTGGCAATGATGTGACGGCAATTGATTTGTATAGAATTATTGGGAATGTCGAGGGTGTAGCATTTGCTGATAATCTTGTAATTGAACCAAAAAAATATACATATATTGCAAAATCTTTGAAAGCTGATAGGACTGAAAAGAAAACTATTCAGGTTATTGATTCCATGTCAATTTTAAAACCAAATATGGAAGTTGTCATTTTAAACAATCAGGGAACAACAATTTGTCAAAATAAAATTGATAAAATTCAAGGTTCTTCCATTACAATGAAAAATGATATGAACTATGATTTTGAATATGGAAATAATATTTATCCAGTTTTAACAGTTAAGAATGATATTAATGAAGGTTCTAAAACTGTAGCCTTTGAAACAGATTATGCCAATCTTAATGATACAGTAATTTATTTTGCCAATAAACCTGACAAGTATTATACCATTCGATTTAAAACTATCAATGGTTATTATCTGGATGAAGAAATTAAGTATGATGTTCCTACTGGCACGAAAGTGTATGTCATGAGTAAGGATATTTTTTCAAGAACTGAATTTTTCCACAATAAAGGTGCTACTTCATTGACATTTACAAATACACCAAGATTTGTAGTTGGGGCAGTCTTATATAAAGAATCAAATCCAGATGTTAAATACTATGTCAAATCTGTTGAAAACAATACAGCTTTCATAACTCCTTCTTTGGTTGAAGATGTAAAAGAGTATGAAAAATTCATTGTGGAATCAGATTCATTAAATCTTTATAAATATGAAATTGCGGATTGTGGAAAAATTAATATAAACATTGTTAATGCTTAAAGGTCGTGTATGTCCATGAGAAATCATAATTACTTATATGAAAGACTTCCTGAATATACACGAGAATTGACAGATATTATGTTTGATGTTAATTCATCTGGTGAGGAAGTTAAGATACTTCAAGAATTTTTAAAATCAGTAGATGAAACAACATTACAACCGTTAAAAGAATATATTAATGAAATCATAACCCTTCAGGACATTGATGCAATTAGAGATGAATTATTACCATATTTTGGTTTTCTTTATGGCTATGTCTGGGATGAAAAGTTAAGTGTTTCAATTCAAAGAAGTCTTCTAAAAAATATTGTTCAGTTATACAAAAGAAAAGGAACTCCCTATTCACTTTATTATCAACTATATTTTCATGATAATGCTGTTAAATTAATTGAACCACATAAATACATTTGGATACTAAATGTTAGAGGTAAGTTATCAGGTATTTATAAATTACCATCAGAAGACTATTACAGCCGAGGTTTATTTGTAGTTGAAACTTCGGCTGATATTCCAACAGTCAGAGATATAATTGAAACAGTTAGACCTATTGGAACGGTTGGAATAATTACTTCTATTGGTGGGAATTTAGTTAATCTGAATCCATTATGTGAAGGATATAATGACATTGAAATTCCTTCAATGGGAAATATTTTTGAGGAATTTGTCAATGGTCAAAATCATTTGCAAACAAGATTCGGATATTATCATGATAGTAGTTCCTTTGACCTAAAGTTAATTCTATCTAGTTATGTTCCAGAAGACTTGTATGCCTATTATGTTGGATATTATACTGGTGAATTAAGCTCAAGAAAAAGATTATTTGCAACTGAACATTTATCAATTCATGATTCTGTAATTATGGGCCAACAATTATTACCAACAAGTGCTCAATTTAAATTACATGAATTGTATTCTTTGAATTTAATTGATCCAATAAATCATGAGATGGAAGATTTTCAACTTAATGATAAAGATTCTTTGTTAAACAATAAGACTTATTTAGTTGAAAAAGCTAAAAAGTATTATATGATGACAACACAAAGAAACTTTTTACAAAAGGCTCAGGTAAGAACAAAAGGTAAATTAAAAGGGTTGTTCTTGAATAAAGTTGCAAGTTTATTGGGCGTTAATAACTGGTTCAATTGTGATAAAGCTGACCCAGAAGATTATAATAGAATTCATTGGGTTCTCAAAGATTACTGTAGTATGGGAAAACAAATATTTGTTTCTTCAAATTATACTTTTGAACAATTAAGTTCTACAACATTTGTTGAAATGAATTCATTGCCAAAAACTTCAACGGATGTTCTAGAAAATATGAACATTACAAATATTATTCATCTGGAATCATCAGAAGAAAAAATTTATAATAGAATTCATTGGGTTCTTAAAGATTATTGTAGTATGGGAAAACAAATATTTGTTTCTTCAAATTATACTTTTGAACAATTAAGTTCTACAACATTTGCTGAAATGAATTCATTGCCAAAAACTTCAACGGATGTTCTAGAAAATATGAACATTACAAATATTATTCATCTGGAATCATCAGAAGAAAAAATTACGAATTGATCTAAGGAGTGAAACTAATGGCAACTACGCCAACAGTCAGCACATATAAATCACATGTTTCTAGGGCATGGTCATTTTATAATGATACGCCAAGAATTATGTTTGCTATTGGGAAAACGACACCATGGACAAATGAAAATCAACCACCAAATCCTGTTATTGATAAGGATGACTTGGATGAATTGATTGGATTTAAGAAAGTTGATAGAATGTTGTTTGTTGTCCCCGATCCTGTTAATGGAACTATTGTTATTGATAATGTAAGATGGATGCCTATTGAACCTGATCCTGCAATTCCGGGAGATACATTATATAATGCTATTCGAAGAGCCAATGCTAGATGGGTTTATGTTGAAACAGTACTTGAATCAACTGAATTTCCAAATACAACTTATCGTGAGATTGGGTTATATTCTAGAATCCTTTTGAATGATGGTGTCTCAACATCACAATTAACATATAATCCTTCTGAAATTCTTGATTCTGGTATTTTGGAAGCTTGGAAAACAAGACCGCCTGTTTATAAAACGAGTGGTCAGAGAGAAATGTTATCCTTTGTTCTTGAATTCTAAAAATAAGTTGGTGTTAATAAATGAAGCTAAATAAACAAGAATATCCATTTTATGATAAGGCTGAGCTAGATCGTGCTCAAAAAGGATATCAAGATGTTCTCTTTAATCCTGGCAGAAGTCTTCAACAAAGGGAATTGACAGAACTTGGAACTTATCAATATGAAAGATTGAAGAGTTTTGTTCGTGAACAATTTGGTGGTAATCAGATTCTTAGTGGAGCCACTCTTTCATCAATAAATTCTCAAACAAAACAAATTACCTTTTCCGGTGCAAAAATTCTTTATGATGCTGATTTTTATACCGTAGAACCTGCAACACTTTCTTATGTTGGTTCTGGTGAAGAAGTCTTTTCTTTAGAATTAAAAGAACAAATCATTACTGAAATTGAAGATGAAAGTTTAAATGATCCAACAGAAGGGTATGACAATTACAATCAGCCTGGCGCATTCAGAATTAAAAGATGGGTTGAATATGTAAAGAATACGACAGATACAAATGCTCTTAAAGTTTTGGTCATGGTTGATGGAGTAATTACATTCCAAAGAAATGAATCAACACCTTCAAAAGAAACAAAAGTTCAAAATGAATCTGACATTATGGCTCTTATTGAACAGAGAACGTTTGAAGAGTCTGGCAATTATATTGCTTCTGGCTGTCGTTTATTTAATAAACCATGCATGGATAATAATAAAATTGGATTCTTTTTGGAATCTGGAACAGTCTATATTGAAGGTCGTCGCATTGACGTATTGCCACAAGACCTCTTTATTAAAAAGTCTTCTTTGATTGAAAATATTGTTGGAGAATCACATACATCAAAATCAATTTCTGATCCTATTTATGTCTTAAAAGAATCTCCAGTCATTAAGATTAATACGGTATATATACCTATTTCATCATCTGGCCCAATTACAAGAGGGTCAACTAACCTTGATCCAATTGGTTCTAATTTGAACATTCTTGATATCAAACAAGTTTATGTTGATATTAATGATCCATTTGAAAAAAATGTTCATTATAAACAAAATGGTAATTTTATCGAGTGGTTGGTTGCACCACCTGAAGCTCCTGCCGTCGGTTCAACATATACAGTTGAATATGTTTACAACAAAATAAATGGCCAAGAAAATGTTGATTATGAATTATTTTTAGGATTGCCTTCAAATGATAAAACATTGGCAACTACAATGCCGTCCAATGGTAAGATATCCATACCATTAGATGATGAAATTGGCAATATCATAATTAAATCCGTCAAAGTCAATGGAACAAAATTAAATAATTATCAATATATGATTGAACAAAATAAATTGACAATTCCTTTTTTGACAAACAACCAAATTATTCGAAATTCGTTTATTAAGAGTTCAAATGCATCTGATGTATTTCCTGTTGATGCAACCATCAATAGAATTTTGTATTATTCGCCAACACAGTTAAATCCTTATATTGAAGGATTGCAATATGTTCTCAATGGCCAAAATATTACATTTCTTGATTCTGGAAAAATGAATCAAAATGATTCTTATTTGGTTGAATATCAGTTAAATAGTCCCATTAATGCTACAACTGGCGATTCTGTCGAAATTATTTATGCTTATGAATCTCAAAGCCAAAGCCAAGATTGGAATTCTAGAATTGAATCAGTTTTAAAAATTCTTAATCCAAATTTGGCTGAAGGGTATAATATTTTTGTTAATTATTCTTATGTTCCGACCCAACATTATTATATCACTGTTAATAAAGATGGGAAAATCAATTCAAAATTCAAATCTTCAAAAATCAAAGATTTGATTATATCATCCAATGAATTATTAATTGCTGATATTTATGCAAAATATTATAGTGTATCGCCAATCATTCAACTGCAAAAAATTCTAAATGTTTCAATGGGTGAGTTGAGATTATTAAAAACTGAAATGGAAAATCTGAAATATGATATTCAATTGTCTGATTTGGAAAAACTCATTGAATCAACTGAACCTGCTTCAAGTTTAAAAGGTGTATATACTGATGGATTTATAACAGACTCAAAAATAGATGATGGTTATTTGTCAATTAAATTAGGATCAAATTATCAGAAAAGAAGACTTGTTCCTAATATTCCAAAGAAATTATTGAATTTGAATTTTACCATGACAGATACTATTTTGTCTCCAGACTGGAATAATCTAAAAACAACGGCTGGTAAATTTGACAAAATGGTTTTAATTGCTCAAACCTATAATAATGATTTGTGGAAAAGTCAACCATTAGCAAGTAATTACAGATCATTGGCAGAAGGTGCTTTGTGGGAAGTATTGCCAAAAGTAAAAATATCGCCTGATAGTGATATGTTTATGGACAAAGAATCTCTTGAAAAACAATCAATCGTTTCAAAAATTGACTATACTTTAGCAAATGCTGGTGCTGCTCCAGCTTTTAATAATAGTATTGTTCCGGTTGTTAATAATGGAACCGTGGGTGCAGGGGCACAATCGACTTCATCAATTTCGGGAGATTATCAAACGACCGTGACGAAATGGTATGAAAAGAAAACATCTGAAACTTCTCAAAATTTGGGAGATTTTGTAAAGTCAATTGAAGTCGAAATGAATTTGAGACAAATTGAAATCAAAGTTTCCGGTGAAGATTTTCCATCAGATCAAGATTATATCGAATTATTTTTTGATGGAATTAGATGTCCATTGAGTGTTGATCCATTGAGTTTAGTCGGTGAGCCAAGTCTGTTGTTAGATGGTGCTTTTAAAGCAAATTCAGAAGGTAAATTCAGTGCTGTTTTTACTATTCCTTCAAATATTAGATATGGCAATAGAAAAGTTGAATTGGTTGCACCGGGTTTGAAAACTGAAACCACTTTCTGGGGAATGGGATTAAAACAACAAGTCCAAGAATTGACATATAATCAATCTATTACAAATTGGGAATTACAACAAAAAACAGTTTCAACACAAATTTGTTCATGTAGAACTTATTGCAGTTGTAATGGAAGAACACCATGTAGTTGTAATGGACATGTGCCACCTTCTTGTAGTTGTGATACTAGGACAAGTTGTAGTTGTAATACTAGGACAAGTTGTAGTTGTAATACTAGGACACCTATAGTTGTTTGTGGTTGTAAAACACAAACAGTAATTGATTGTGCTTGTAAAGTTCGAACGCCTTGCTCATGTAATGCTAGAACACCTTGTTCCTGTCAGGCTCGAACTCCTTGTGCATGTAATACTAGACAAACTTGTTCTTGTGTTTCTCGTGGTTGTGATGGTCGAGGCGGTGGCAACCGTGATGGTGGTGGATGTGGTGGCACAACGCCTATTGGGCAAACTTTTGTAGTTAATATGGAAGATACCAGAACCTTTAGCCCGATTCAACAAAAATTAATTGATTTGCCATTAAAATCAAACATATTTGTATCTGCTGTCGATCTTTGTTTCCATCGTCCAGGCACTATTGATCCAATGTTTGTTATGTTTTCACCACTTGGGGATCAAGGTTTGCCTTTGTATTTTGACCAGTCCAATCCGAATTATGAAGAATTTTCATATACTGAAATTTTAAATTCAAATGCCTATTCTGATATTGCAGATAAATGGTTTAATAAGAAATTCTCAACGCCAATGTCATTAAATGGTAATTCCAGATATGCTATGATTCTTGGTTCTCATGATATTGATTGTAAGCATTGGGTTGCCAAACTTGGTGAAAAGAACGTAAAAACAAATGAAATTATCACGACAGAACCAGATAGAGGCGTTTTTATTGCTGCTCCAAATGGAGATACTTGGCAAACTGATGTTCAAACTGATTTAACACATCAAATCTATATTGCTGATTTTTCGGTTGATCCAAAAATTGAATTACATGAATTGAATAATACTACAGTATATCGTAGTTATCTTTATTATCCAACAGTCATTTTTGGTGATGTTGAAAACTCAACTTGCCAAAAAGCTAATTTCATATTGCCAAGAATTCAAGGAGAGGAATCTACTGATGGACTGGCTTATTTGAGATATGAATATTCAATTAATGGTGGGCAAACTTGGATTGAATTTATACCAGAAAGTCTTATTGAATTTGATGATGCAGTTTCTAATGTTCAATTCCGAGTTATTTTTGAATCAATGAATAAATATGGTTCACCAATGTTGACAAATCCAAATCTCTTCTTGTCTTTTGGTAGATATGAAAAAGATGGTTTCTATGTTTCCAGAAGTTCTAAAATTGGAGAATACAAATATGTAAATACATATCTTGATAAATTCAATGATCCTTCCCTTTCGACCATTGATATTTATTATTCTCCTGACAATGGATATTCTTGGAGATCAATGCCACAAATGAAATCTGAAATGTTGTGGGTAGATTATCAAAAGGAAGCTTATCAAGTATATTGTGAAACGAAAAATAAATTAATTGATCCTGAAATTTTAAGTCATAATATTTCAGGTGTTGGATCATTAACAGGTAATAAATATTATTCAATTGTTTATCATACTTTAAATGACGGAAGAACATTGGCCTCTAATAAATATCAAGTTTCTGGATTGTCAAATAATAAAGTTGATTTGTCCATCAAATTTGATCCAAATAGTTCATACTTCAAAATCTACAGAAGTAATACTATTGATGGGGATTATCATTTGATTTATAATTCAGGAGTCATGACAACATTAACAAATAATGTCCTTTCTACTGATAATGTTTTACCTGTTAATTCCACGGTAGAATTTCCTGAAAGTGGATTCTTAATCATAAATAATGAATTTATTTCTTATAGTGGCAAAACATTAAATTCATTTACTGGATGTGTCAGAGGTCAGACCGATTTAAATCAATTTGTGACAGTTGCATCAAACCATAATCTTGGAAATAGTGTAATTCTTATGAGTTATCCTTCAACAGACTTGCCACTTTGTTCAGATGTTCAAGGTGCAAGTGGTAAAATACCGGATGACTTCGAAGTTTTTGGAACATTGCCAAATATTTATTGCAAAATGGTATTTACTGATAAAGGGTTGAATGATTTAACTCCTGTATTAGTTGCCGAAACTGTTGTTCCAGAAAATGATGAAGCTGTTTTTGATTCTTCATTTTTGAAGATGATGATTCACATGAAAATTGATGGGGCTACAGAAAATGAAATTCAATCTAATTTGGACAATTCTAAATCATGGCCACAATGTGGTAGGTTAATGGTAAGTGCAAAAATGATAGATTAAGATTTTTTGTTTGGTAAAATTAAATGGAGAGGCTGATAAATTGGCCTCTCCATTTTCTCTATTTTGTTTTATGAGGTGAATTGAATGAAAACAAATTTAAATCAATCGCCCTATTTTGCTGATCCCGATAAAGAATATTTTGATAAACATTATCGAAAGATTATTGCTCTTCCTGCTAGAGTATTGCAGTCAAGAGAAATTACAAATCTTTCCTTTTTTCCTTTGATGGCAATAAAAGAATTTTCTGATATTTATCATTATAACACAAAAATTATCAAGGGAATTTCAAATCAAGTGGATAAAAAGATTAACGAAAATTCTTTAATCTTGAATACAGTAAATACAACGGTCGAATTGTTTGAGGGTGATCTATAGTGATTAATGATCCGATCATTCGAATGATTCCAAATGATTATTATGATAAAATTAAGAATAAATTAAAAAAACAGAAACGTTGTTATGGTTTAATGGTTCCAAATGATTTTGGAAGAACATTAACATCATTTGATATTGAATTGTTGCAATCTATTCCAATTGATCTTTTAAAAGAAGTAGGCGAATCAATTAATATGAAACCATTAATGGTTGTTGATGGGTTATTTAATAATTCATTTTCAATCAAAAAAGATTTGGTTTTTTTAAATGATTTGTCAAATTGCCAAGTAGTGGAGGAAAACTTTCATGGCTAAGTATTTAAAATTAGCAAGTTTAACAGGAAATCCATTGTATGTGTATGATTCAAGATATCAATCAGATACTTCTCATTATGAAGCTGATTTGATTAAACTATCTGGTATTGACAAATATGTTTTTATGGATGATGATGAAACAAAAGTATTTTCTGTTTTTGCAAATTGGATTCCAACAACTTGTAGTATCAGTTTGAAATTGCAATTTAACCCTCTTTTGTTGAGTAAGGATTTTAGCCTTTTTGGATATGGTAATGATTTAAATCTAAGCAATTCGTGGGGCCTTTTTGTCAAAGAGAATAAATTTCAACTGTTAATTTCCAATGGGTTAAATTACTTAACAGTAGTTTTTCCATCATTCACATTTGACAACAATTTTGACTTTGCAAAGAAATATAATTTGACTTTTATTCAGAATGCTAAAACTGCTACTATTTATCTTGACAATCAAAAGATTGGTTCTGTTGAATTACCTTTTTCTTTGGTATCATCACAAATCAATTCAAAAATATTTATTGGTTCTCTTGGTGATATTACGAGATATGATGCCTTCATGGGAAAAGTTTTTGAGGTTGGTATCTGGGACAGGGAATTATTTAATGAAGAAATTCAGGATTTAACAAATTTTAGAATTCAAGATAATCCAGCTTTACAATCGAATGTAAAAAAGATTAAGATTTATCAAGGTAAGATTTATTATGAAGGCATTTTTCATAATGTGCCAGAATCATCTGTCTATATTCAATGTCAAGGACTTGAAACAGTTGATCTTTGCATCAATGAAAAAATAATCACTGAAAATGATGATCCTGATTTATTGGATTCATCAGTCGATTATTTCAATTTCAATCGACCTGGCGCTCATAGGTTGTCTTATGAATACCAAGTAATCAGAAATGCCAATCCTCAAAATTACGACATTGTTATTACACTGTTAAAATTCCTTGATGGTGTTAAAATCTTTGATTTACTTGAGGAACAAAATGGTAAAACTGAATCAAATGTAGTTGTCCCAACTCCTGAAAGTTTGCCAGACAACCTTGCTGAAATTGTCATGGATATTACTGGCAATTTTATTGTTGAAGGATTGGATGTTTCTATGGTTCAGGGAGTGGATAAATATACCCTTACATTAAATCCCGGTAAATACTATCTGAATGGCAAGAAATATCAACTATCTTCACAAAGAACATTTGATATTCCAAAACAATTCCAAACACAAAAAGTTTATGGAGAACCAGTCAAATATATTGAAAATGATACTTATCGTGTAAATAAACAACCTTTGACAAAATCATCAACACCTGAAATTGTTATTCCTGTTGTTGAAAGAAATGTTATGATAACAAAGGGTATTCCGGGTGGACAGGACAGTATTCAAGGATTTGGAAATATTATCAAACTCTTGAAAGTTCAAGATACCACAACATATCTCGAAGAGGGAAATACTTCAATCACTCCTTCTTGCCAATTGACAGGAAATAAAATTGACTGGTCATTGCCAGGTAATGAACCATCAGAAGGATCAACATATACAGCTGATTTTATTTACAATAAGCTTTTAATTGAAGGAAAAGATTATTATAGGTGTTTAGGTAATAAGGTGCAAAAAGAAATTGTTTCTTATAATGCCAGTAATCTTTACACTGTTTACTATGAACCTGAATTTATTGTTCGAATTAAAAATGGTTCAATGGTTTTTGACAATGATGATGTTGTGATTACTGGAAAAACAATTTCTTTCAAGAATCATTCTTCATTAAATAATACACAATCAATTGAAATTATTTACTCCTTTAGTTCACATTCATTCTTTAAGAATAAGTGGTCTATTTATTTTGATCCAACTTCTAATGAATTCAATGCAAACTATTGGGGATACATTAATTATGACTATGATCTTGCTGACATTTATACATTGGCTATTTTTGGAAATAATTCAATTGGATTGGTAAAAGGATTGTCTGGAAATTTGGATACGGTTTCAAAGGCCAATATTGACAAAAATTCATTGCCAATAACTGATATTTTGATTGATTCTTCTTCTTTCTCGGAAAACAATTCAATTAAAAAATATGAATGGAATAGAACACCTATATCACAAGTTGTTGAAAATTTAAGAAGAACGGAAAGACTTGAGGAACGAGTTATTTTGAGTTCCTTAGAAACTGAAGCTTCATCTTATGCTAGTGCTGATATTCTTAAAGGAACATTTACTGATAGTTTGGCCGATTATAATTATTCAAATATTTATCATCCTGAATTTACTGGCCATATTGATATGATTGATTCTCTTGGCAATCTTTGTTCTGGACTAGAAAAAAAAGTCTTTCAAACTGTTGGAAATGCAAATGCAAGATTTAAAGAATTTGGATACATGCCAATTGTTTCTCAACAGAATAATGAAACAATCCAGATTTCCGATGTATTGAAATTTGGTTCCAATACGGAATCAACATTTAAATCTATCAGTGTTTACAATGATTATGATTATATCAGTGAATCAAATGATCAATGGCCACAAAAATTTGTTGATAACATTCTTTTCAATCGTAGACCAATTATTCCATCAACGATAAATACACAATCAACAAATGGAATGGACATTCAAAATCAGTCTTATTTGAAATCAATCACTGAAAAATTAAATAAGATGGTTCAATGGTCTTCTTTTAAAATGACCAATAAAGAATTAATTCTCGTTGGTATTAATCATAATTCATCGGAGTCCAATCTTTCTGTTTTGGTTGGCAATAAAGAAGTTCAATTGGAACAGGTTTCATTGTTGTTTGACAATATTAAACAACAATTTTATGTTCCAAATGTTCAAACAACAACATCAACAAATAAAACTGTTTATATTTATGAACCTATCCAAAGTGGTTCTGGTTGGATGGTTCAAGATAATAAAATAACCTGTAATCTCAATGGAGAATTTGTTGTTAAGGTAAAACTGGAAGGATTAAATATTTCAACTGGATTGGTTGAATTAAAGGTTGTTGATGCATCACAAAATAAATCCACAATCACTTTGAATTGTAGTGGCATCAATAATAAGATTAGAAACATTTTAGTCAACAATAAAAGAATGGATGATAGTATTTTTGGTATTTCACCATTCATGAATCAGTCCAATCCTTTTTATGTTCAACCTTTTAAAGTAAATGAATCCAGAATTCTGAACAATGTTTCGATTCTTTCAACATTTCTTGATTTTTCGAGGCCAATTGTTATTAGTATTCAAGAATTTGAAAATGGTAAGCCTGGTAAAATTCTTACTCAAAAAATCATTTCAAAGGAATCTGATGTTTCAATTACCAATGTCATTAATAGTTTAACACCGATACAAAAGATGAATGTCATTTTTAATCAACCTGTAATTTTAAGACCTGATCAAACATATTGTATTGGTATTAATTCTAGTTCACCTTCATTGAATATTGGTATCATCCAAAAAGGTCAACCATCAATTTTTAATAATTTGATGATTACTAATCTGACACAAAATTATCCTCTTCGTCAATTGTTAGATGAGGATTCTTATAAGGTTCTTGAGAATATGGAATTGTCATTTAATCTTGGAGTAAGTTCTGTGAGTGCTCCTGTTGTTAATGGATTTTATCAATCAGAAATTGTTTTTAAGGAAATCGAATTTCAGCCATCAGATAGAGGATATCATTTCTCTGTATTGATTGATGATTTGAATTATTTTGACAACCAAACAAAAGTTGATTATTATTACACCGTTGAAACTGAAAGCACTCCTGCTGGTGTGTATGGAACAATTTGGGAACAATTTTTGCCGTATACTGTAATTCAGAATAATTCAAAAATCATTAAACTTCAGATTAAAGCTGTATTAAAAACAAAGAACATTAATTATTCTCCAAGTGTTCACTTGTATCCATCTGTGGTAATTTATAAATATAAATCATCTTCTAACTATATTTCAAAAGCTTTTGAATTGTTTGAAAATAATGCTGACAACGTTAAAATTTACTTTGATGCTTATTTGCCAACGGATAATCTTTTAAAGATTTATGTATCTCCAAATGATTCTAGTGATTGGAGAGAAATTGATTATTCAAATGAAATTTCAAAATCAAATGGAACGTTTGCCAAGTTTACATATCTGACAAAATTGTCATTGTTGAAACCAAACATTTTAGAAATTTCAAAAGATGGTTCGGGTAGTTTAACGGGTAAGTATTATTATCGAGTGGCTTTGTTAGATAGGGATGGATTTGAAATTGGTTCTGAATTAGTAGAAATTAATGGATGTTCGAATAATTCAGTGAAGTTAAAAATACAACCAGATAAAAACATGTATGGATTTAAAGTTTATAGGGGAATTACTTCTATTCAATTGAATCAGATTTATGATTCAACATCACATGCACTGTTAATACAAAATCTGGATAATCAATCAACAACAGTATTCTTAGATACAAATAAACTCATTGATTTCCCAAATTCTGGTAAAATTAGAATTGACAATGAAATTATGACATTTACAAAATCTGGAAATGCTTTAACAGTTGTTCGTGGGTCTGATTCAACCAGAATTGAAAAACATGATGCCAATGGTGTCAGAGAAGCTTATTTGTGGGATCACGGAACAATTATTCAGGAATCATTAAATGGTCAATGTCCATCATTAATACAAGATGGAAATATATTCTATTTCAATTTTGTTGATAATGGTTCAAAATATTCTGCTAATACTACAAAGGTATTTGTTCCTTCATCTACAAACCAAACTTCTATTTATCCCAAGTATATTTTGGTGAAGATTCAAATGATTAATAATTTGTTAAAAGATACTCCTTTAATCAAGAACTTGATTGTCAATGCCTTGGTTTAATAAAGAGAGGTATATTAAATGAAATCAATTATGGATGCTACTAGGAAGCCGTATTATGATTCATCGGCTGAAGAAATAAGTAAAGGATATGTCAAATTGTTGTCAGTTCCCGGAAGAACATTACAAAACAGAGAATTGAATGTAATGACGGGACTGGCAATGGAACATATCAAAAATATTGGAGATAACATTTTAACAAATGGAACGGTTGTGTCTGGATGCTCTTTCTTTCTCCGAGAGGATATAGGGAGAGCATCCCTTTCCAATGGTAAAATTTATGTTGATGGTTATATCATTGATATTCCAAACGCTGAATGGCCAATTGAAGATGTTATCGAAGGAGTTAAATTCATTTGTGTTGAAATTCTTCAAATGGCAATCACAGAGGAAGATGACCCTTTATTAAAAGACCCTGCTGAAAAATATGAAAACTATGGTGAACCAGGCGCTCATAGATTGAAAATTATTTCAGTTCCATTAATCTTTACAGAAGAGGAATTGAAAATCGCTCAGTCTGGTTCTAGAAGAATCATTGATATTTTGAAATTGATTAATGGTCGCCTTATTGGGCCAACGAAACCAAAACCTGCTTTTGGTAAAATGTATGATTATCTTGCTCATAGAACATTTGATGAAGTTGGCAATTTTATTGCCAAGGGAATGAAGGTTTCTTGTTCTTCTGATGAATCAACAATTGAAAGATATAAGATTAATATTAGTCCTGGTAGAGCTTATGTAATGGGATATGAATACAGTTATGATAATCAAAATATCAAAAATAAATCTGCCATTGATAGTAAAAATTCAACAGTTGATGAAGTGAGAACATTTACTTCTTCGGTTAAAGAATATAAACTGTTTAAACCAAATGTCAAGCTTATTGAAAAAATTCAATGTCAAGTTCGAAATAATAACTTCCAAGTTATTCGATCAGTTTCAGGCTCCATGTCTGATATTTTGAAACTTGATTCTGTAAAAGAAATTCATCAGATTTTTCAAGGGAATAATGTTTATGTAAATGGAAGAGATTGGACAAGGGATGGTAATTCAATTGTGTGGTTATCATCAAATAGACCTGCTTCTGGTTCAACATTCTTTGTTGATATTTCCTATATAAGAAGATATTATGAAGGTGTTGATTATTCTCTTTCTGTTGATGATGACAATTATACCATCATAATGTTTCAAGTTGATCCAGAAGAAAATTCGGATTTTACTATTACTTATACTTGGTATCTTTCACGTTATGATTTAGTTTATATTGACATTTCTGGTGAGTTAAAAGTAATTTCTGGTATAGCTGGTGAAGAGTGGGAAATAACAGTTCCTCAAATTCCAATTAATACTCTTCCATTGGCTTATATCTATGTCAAACCAGGCAAACAACCATCAAACTATACAATTCAAATGTTTAACATTTATAGAGTATCGGTTGTTGATCAGAGAGCTAATATTGATAGGCTCAACAATTTGGAATTCAATTTAGCAATGACAGCTCTTGAAACAGAGGCTCAAAAGATTCATGAACAGAAAGATGAATCACAATCAAGTGGTAATCTAAAAGGCATCTATGTTGATTCATTTGCTGATTTTTCAAGATCGGACTATTATCATCCAGACTATAGAGCTGGCATTAATATCTTCGAACAGGAATTGAGACTGCCATTGGTTTCAGAAATTCTTGGTGTCAAAGAAGTTGAAAACAATAAAATCATTGATACATCCTCTACGACATTTAACAATGATTATATGATCTCTTTACCTTATTCGGAATTGGCAATTGATTGGCAGAGATATGCTACAGATTCAATAGATTTGAACCCTTATAATTTGATACCATTGAAACCAATCTTGGAAGTTAAACCACCATATTCTGTAAAGATTGAAGAACGTATTGCTAGAGATACAGAAGTTATTTTGCCACTTAAAACATTTATGTCAAGTTCAACAATTCGAAATTCAACATCAAGAACAGTTAGCACATCAACAACGGTTGGAAGTGGAAATACTGTTATTAGTAGTTGGAATAGTTCTGTTTCAACATCATCAACAACTTCAACATCAACATCAAGATCAGTTAAAAATGAAACATTTAAAAATATTTCAATGAAATTTCTTGAGGATTTAGATACTGGACTGATGCCACAAGAGACATTGAGAATCAAGGGAAGGAATTTTATTCCATTTTCAGAAGTCCGATTGAATTTTGATGATGTTTTAATTACCTCTTTCAATCTCTTGCCAAATATGGGCACAGTCGGAAGTTTACCATATCAAATTAAAACAAATAGTCGTGGGGAATTCGAATTAGATTTCAAAACGCCTGTGGCAACGTCAACTGGAACAAAGTTGATTATGGTATCTGAATATAAACAAATCAACAATGAATGGCAATCAACTGACACTGTTGCCATTACTTCTTATACCGGACTTTCTTTTATTCGTGAAATGGAAAGAATTACAGAAGTTCAGAACATTCAAAGAATCCACGATACCATGTATATCAACACTTTGAATACTACAACTGTTAGTGTTGTTAATCAATTAGGGTGGTCATGGCGAGGCGATCCCTTAGCACAATCTTTCTGGTTTGATGAAGATACATTCATTTCAAGTTTTGATTTGTTCTTTGAATCAAAGCCTGACAATCCAGAAATTAAAGAAATTTGGTATATGATTAGGGAAATATCTGGTGGGGAACCAAATGGCCCAATTCTTTATAGATCAACCTTGAGATGGGAAGATATTAAAACTTCGCCAGATGCAACAATTCCAACAAACTTTAAATTCAATTTCCCAATATATTGTCAACCTTCTAAAGAATATGCTTTGATTGTTGGTTGTGATAGGCCGGGATATAAGATTTATTTTGCTAAGATGAGTAATAAAGATATCATGACAAATACTTTATTACAGTCTCAAACACACAAGGGAACAATGTTTACATCTTCAAATAATGTTTCATGGACGACACATCAAGACCAGGACTTAACATTTACACTCTATCGTGCTAAATTCAATCCAATTGGAACATTGTTATTTAAACCATTGTCATTATCTCTTGGGAAATTTTCACTCATGAATATTTCATTTGATTCTATCGTTTTGGAAGAGACAGAAATCAAAACAACATACCAAATTAATAATAAAGAATGGTATATTTGTCCATTGTCCGAATCAATTTCAATAGAATCGAATTATGATGACAGACAAGATATCATTTTTAAATTCGAATTGTCAACTTCTGATGATAGAAAGACACCATTTATCAATTTGAATACTCTTTCAATGTTGTTTGCTAAATATGGATTAACTGGTTCTTATATTATGAGAAGCATGGAAATTCCAAATTAAAGGTGATTAAATATGAGTGAATTTATGAATAAAATTAGGGTTGTATGGAAGGAGAGTGTGGATAGATCAATCCACACTCTTTCACCAAGTTTATCATTTGATGGTGGTTTATATTGGATTCCATTGGCAGAAAATGTAAATGCAATGAGGCAACAAGAAGTAGTTTCAACTGATACGATGGAAAGAAAATCATTGGGTGATAATTATTATCAAATGGACATTTGTATTAGCCCAACTCCTATTGTCATTCCATTCATTGAAAGAGTTGAAATTAAAAATTCAGCTTTTGGCTTTGCAAGTGGTAAGAAATGGTATTTTGCGGTTGCATCGGAATCTTATGATGTTCCGAATATCTCAAAAGAAGATGGATCAATTAGAAATACCTATTTTCATTCACCACTGTCTAAAATTGAATGTGTTGATTTGACTAATAAAACAGGAAATTTTGAAATTGATCTTTTTGTAAAATACCCTGATTTTATTAATGGTATTCTTGTTTACGTTGGAGAATCGCCAGAATCAATGGTTCTTTATCAACATACAAATATGGCAACTGAAATTTTTGACAATGGATCAACACAATCTCCTTATTTCATTACGGAAAGTGATAATATTATCTATTTGAGAAATGCTGATTATTTTCCGAAAACTAACGGGGTTGTCAAAATTGATTCTGAATATATTCAATACTCTCTTCTTGAGTCCGTAGAAAATGTTTTAACCACTGGAATACCCGGTTATAAAATGACTGTTGCTCAAAGGGGATATTGGGGCACAAAACCGGAAAAACACTATTCAATGAATAAGAATCCTGTTCTTTTATCTAATCACAGGTTTGGTGGACAATATGGGGAGATTGCACCAAAGATTTGGCCTAAGCTTCAAATGGTGCCAAATTTAATCCAATATCTTCCTTTTGATAATAGTGATTATTCAAATTATCTGATAAAAGACCCCGATACAACTTCTGAAGTTCTTATGCAAGATGTTTTGGAAGTTCCAGCAAATCAAAATGGATTATCTTTTTCAAAAGAAATTTCCATTACACAATTTGGCCAATCATTAAAAATGAACAGTATTTCTTGTTTGAATCCAAATATTGCTTGGACAAAGATTAATTCTGCTGGTGAATCGGAAGTTGTAAATGGTTTGCCTGCTAGTGGAACAATTCATTTTTATGTTGCTCTTGATTCTTTGCCAAAACCATCAGAGAATGGAATATTTGAAGAGGATAAATTCTTATTTGGGGAAGATTCAAAACTTTGGATGAGAGTATCAAACAAAACAATGAAACCATATCTTGGATTTGGTGTAAAAGAAAATGGATTGTTTACCGATAAGAATCTTTCTTTGGAAAATGATTCAAGCGTTCCTTCGTTGAAAATTGGTCAATTTACGGAAATTGCAGTTGCTTGGGACACTGAAATTGATTCTTCAAATAAAGCTATCAAACAAATTTATTTTTATGTCGATAATGAATTGATTGACACATATTCAATTCCAAATGATCCAAATCTAGGTTCCCCATTTTTGGGAGCTTGCAAACAAACTAAAAATAGTAATATTCCTCTTCATATTTTCAAAGGCTATATTGATGAGTGGAGAGTATTTAATAGATGTTTAGATCAAGATGATTTAATTGAATTAAGTCAATTTGTCAAAACATCAAACAGAGATTATTGTGGCAAATATAGTTTATTTGATGATTCACAATATAAATTTTTAGCTAGACCTTATTTTGAAATTAGTGCATCACCAATTGCAACAATTTCTTTAACAAAAGATCAATATCCAAATATTTTTAATGATTTTAATGTTGCAAAGCCAAATGATTGTGTGTGTATTTATTTTGGAAATGTTAAACAAACAAGTGGGTATACAGTTTCAAAAAATACGAATCAAATTACAATAACATTTAGTCCAACAGTTCCTGTTAATACTAGAGTTGGTGTTTTTTCAAATGGTATTAACAAATATGAACCAAAATATAAACTTTTGGTAAATGGATTATTGAATAATACTCATAATAGTATTTCTCCTTCTTATTCCAAATTGGTCATTGAAAATGTTCCGGGGGAATTGTTGCCAAGTAGTATGGATTTAGGTAAGTTGGAAAACGTTTTTATTGATGCCATGTCTAAAAAAGATTTGTATATTTATGAAAGAACTGGCACAAGTCCGAATTATGTTTATACTCTTTATTCAAATTGGGATGTAGAACCATTAAATGGTGTTCAAGATAAATATAAATTTACTTTTGGAAATGCTTCTTCAAAAACATTAGTATTTTATTTTTCACCACAAACAGACGTATCTTTACAATTAAATAATTGGGCACTTGAACTTGGATATGATTATAATAATCAACAAATTCCATACCCAATTAAATCAAATAATTTGAAATTGAAAATGGATATGTCTTCCTTGAGTATTTTTAGCACTCCGAAGGTAAAAGAGCTCTTTTTGATTGTGTCAAAAACATCTGTGCCTGACATGTTGTAATGAAAGGAAATTGAATATGGCAATTAAAAAAAGAGACCCTATTAGTGGAGCTATCATATATGAACAGACGGCTGAAGAAAAATTAACAGAGAATTTAAGATTAGAGATTAAAACATTAAAAAAAGAAGTTTCCAATCTTAAAGACTTTCGGGTTCAATCCATAGCTTTGATACAACAACTGACGGAACGAATTGATAAATTAGAAAATGGGGGATAATTAAATGCCCAATTATACTGGCAATTTTAAAATAGATGATTTAAACTTTTCACAATTGTTAAATGAATTGGAAATTGTTTTGCTTGAATTGATGGATAAAAATGGAATTGATCCTAAAGACTTTAGGTTATTTAAACAATTAGGATCACATTATACGGTCAAGAAAGATTGATCTATTAAATAAAAAGAGAATAAAATTAAATTGGTAGTAGGTATTTCTGCCACCACTTTTTCATATAGACTGGTTTTAGGGAGTTGCTATTATGGCTGAAATTGTAAAAGTTTCACATACAATGGAAGAATTACGACTTCTGTTAAATAAATTCTTTGTTAATTATTTCAATGATTCGACATTTCCATTAGATGATGGAATTATAACAATTACATATAATCCTACATCTAAATTGGCAGAATTGAAAATCAATATTAATGGAACACCTATTTCATTAATTCAAAAGAATGTTAAAAATAATACCATTGAATTTCCATTTCCTATCAAGGCTGAAGAATTGGAAGTTGACAGATTGGTTGTTAAAGAACAAATCAATCAAAAAGAAGTTGAGTATTTAAGAATACAAGATCAAGAAATTATTCTTAATGATGGGCTAACAGGAAATAATGACATGAGTGCTATTGGCAATGCTCAAGTTTCTGTAAATCGTGGTTCATTGCCAAAAGTAAGTATAAAATGGAATGAAATTACAAACACTTTTGAATTTACAAATGATGGTGTTAATTTCAGTCCTTTCTTAACAAAAAATGCTAACGGATATGATTTTGCAAAATCCAATGGTATAGTTCTCAAGATTGACACTGGATTGAAAATTGAGAATACATCTTTTCAATTTATTTTCAAAAGTGGCCAGTGGTATATTACAGACAATGTTAATGGTGAATTTCCATTAGTCCCTTCTGCAACACAAGAATTTGCTACCCAACAAGAAGTAAATACAGGTGTTGTAAATGATAAATCTGTTGCACCAAACACACTAAAAGTTTATGTTCAAAATCAAATTCAAACAACAGTTGATAATTTACCTGATCCTCCAACAGTTCCAACATTTGCTAATAATACAGAATCTTTGGTGGGAACAGTAGATAATAAAATTATTTCTCCAAAGACATTGAAACATGTTCTTGACAATACGGTTGTATCTGCAGTTCCAACATTTGCTAATAATACAGAATCTTTGGTGGGAACAGTAGATAATAAAATTATTTCTCCAAAGACATTGAAACATGTTCTTGACAATACGGTTGTATCTGGTGGTGGAAGTTCATATATTACTCTTCTTCATACTTCTGATACGTTGGAAACATTATCAAATGAATATAATATCATGTCTGTTGGCTATTTTATTTCTCAAAAGTCGAGACATTCACAAACATTAAAATTGTATTTTGAAAGATTTAATACATTTACTTCATCAACTCCAGTGCCACAATCTGATATTAAAATTACTGTTGAAGATTCTGATGGCCATATTATTACAGTGGAAGAAAACAATATTGGCATAATGAGTGGTTCAGATTTAATCTATAAAACTTATGAATTGAATTGTAGCACTTTGAATGATAAAGATTTGTGGACTATTAAAATTTATGGCAAAATTAATAATTCACTTTCTGAAACAATCTATCTAAATATTGCTAGATGTAAATTGTATTCAGTTCCTTCTTATGACTGTTCTGTCAATGGTATGATAACCGTATCTCCCAAAATTGATTTCAATAATGTTGGT